TATGGGGATCTCTCAGCGCCAATGCGGGATTTTTTATATGAAATAACAGATATTCAGATCAGAACGGAATATCGTCATCGAAGTCCATTGGCGGTTCATTGCTTTGCGGTGCTGCTGCTGCTGCCGGCTGTTGTGCCGGACGCGGGTTGTTGCCGCCGCTGAACTGCTGGGATTGTTGTGGCTGCTGTGGCTGACCCCAGCCGCCGCCCTGGGACATATTGTCGCCACCGCCGCTGCGGCCGCCCAGCATCTGCATGCTGCCGCCGATATTGACCACGACTTCTGTGGTGTAACGCTCCTGGCCGCTCTGATCCTGCCATTTGCGGGTCTGGAGTGAGCCTTCGATATAAACCTGTGACCCTTTTTTCAGATATTCACCGGCAATTTCTGCCAGTTTGCCGAAGATCACCACACGGTGCCACTCGGTCTTCTCTTTCATTTCGCCGGTTTGTTTATCACGCCATGATTCTGATGTCGCCAGTGTGATGTTGGTAACCGCACCGCCGTTAGGCATGTAACGCACTTCCGGATCCTGACCCAGGTTCCCGATAAGAATGACTTTGTTGACGCCTCTGCTGGCCATGAAATGCTCCCGATGAAATTGTTTAAAACATATAAGGATCTAGTCTAACACGTCTGAGTGGCTTTTTTGAAACGCTAATCTTTTGCCGTGATTTCCGTTGCAGATTTGCGTGTCTTCTCTAAAATCTGCTGCGCAAAATGCAATCCGCTATCAGGCAAATGCTGCTGAGATTATACACAGATTTCTTCTGGTACTGGATATCCATTCAGTGAATTATGTGCAATAATATCAGGCTGAATAAATTGTTCGCTATCTGAAACTCCCGGGAAGTGGTACATGGATAATATCGATATACGGGGCGCCCGCACCCACAATCTGAAGAATATCAACCTCATTATTCCGCGTGATAAACTGATTGTTATCACGGGGTTATCCGGCTCCGGGAAGTCGTCCCTTGCCTTTGATACCTTGTATGCCGAGGGGCAGCGCCGTTATGTGGAATCCCTGTCCGCGTATGCGCGTCAGTTCCTGTCGCTGATGGAAAAACCGGATGTGGATCATATTGAAGGGCTTTCCCCGGCGATTTCCATCGAGCAGAAATCCACTTCCCATAACCCGCGTTCCACCGTGGGGACCATCACTGAAATTCATGACTATCTGCGCCTGTTGTTTGCCCGTGTGGGTGAGCCGCGCTGTCCGGATCACGACATTCCGCTGGCAGCACAGACCGTCAGCCAGATGGTGGACAATGTGCTGACCCTGCCGGAAGGTAAACGCCTGATGCTGCTGGCGCCGGTGGTCAAAGAGCGCAAAGGCGAACACACCAAACTGCTCGATAGCCTGGCGGCGCAGGGCTATATCCGTGCGCGGATCGACGGGGAAATCTGTGATCTCTCTGATCCGCCGAAACTGGAATTACAGATTAAACACACCATCGAAGTGGTGGTTGACCGTTTCAAAGTCCGGGATGATCTGACACAGCGCCTGGCGGAATCCTTTGAAACGGCACTGACACTGTCCGGCGGTACCGCTATTATCGCCGATATGGAAGATAACAGCGCCGAAGAACTGGTATTTTCAGCAAACTTTGCCTGTCCGGTCTGCGGATACAGCATGAGTGAGCTGGAGCCGCGCCTGTTCTCCTTCAACAACCCGGCGGGTGCCTGCCCGACCTGTGACGGCCTGGGCGTTCAGCAGTTTTTCGATCCGGATCGCGTGGTGCAGAACCCGAATCTGTCACTCGGCGGCGGGGCTATCCGCGGCTGGGATCGCCGTAATTTCTATTATTATCAGATGCTGATGTCTCTGGCGGATCATTATAAGTTTGATATTGAATCCCCGTATTCAGAGTTACCGGCCAAAATTCAGAAAGTGATCCTCAATGGTTCAGGCCGTGAATCCATTGAGTTTAAATATTCCAATGACCGGGGTGATGTGACAGTCCGTCATCATCCGTTCGAAGGTGTGCTGCACAACATGGAACGCCGTTATAAAGAGACGGAATCCATGGCGGTACGCGAAGAACTGGCCAAATATATCAGTAACCGCCCGTGTATTTCCTGCGGCGGCACCCGTCTGAAAAAAGAAGCCCGCTTTGTGTTTGTCGATAACACCACACTGCCGCAGATTTCTGATTTCAGCATCGGGCATGCGATGGATTTCTTTAATAACCTGAAATTCAGCGGCCAGCGCGCGAAAATCGCCGAAAAAGTCCTGAAAGAGATTCAGGATCGCCTGAAATTCCTGGTTAACGTCGGCCTGAATTACCTGACACTCTCCCGCTCCGCAGAAACCCTGTCCGGCGGTGAGGCACAGCGTATCCGCCTTGCCAGTCAGATCGGTGCCGGTCTGGTCGGTGTGATGTATGTGCTGGATGAGCCGTCAATCGGTCTTCATCAGCGCGATAATGACCGCCTGCTGGAAACCCTGATTCATCTGCGCAATCTCGGCAATACCGTGATTGTGGTGGAGCATGATGAGGATGCTATCCGCGCTGCCGATCATATTATCGATATCGGGCCGGGTGCAGGTGTTCACGGCGGGGAAATTGTTGCCCAGGGATCGCTGGACGACATTATCGGCACACCGGAGTCCCTGACCGGGAAATTCCTCAGCGGCGAACGGCGGATCACCATCCCGGAAAAACGCAATGTGGCGGATCCGGCCAAAATGCTGACCATCACCGGTGCCGGCGGTAACAACCTGAAGAATGTGACCCTGAATCTGCCGGTCGGGCTGTTTACCTGTATCACCGGGGTTTCCGGTTCAGGGAAATCCACCCTGATCAACGACACCCTGTTCCCGATTGCCCAGACACAGCTCAACGGCGCGACCACCATTACGCCTGCGCCGTATAAGTCTGTCGAAGGTCTGGAGCATTTCGATAAAGTCATTGATATCGACCAGAGCCCTATCGGCCGGACTCCGCGTTCAAACCCGGCGACCTATACCGGTGTGTTTACGCCTGTCCGCGAACTGTTCGCGGGGGTACCGGAATCCCGCTCACGCGGTTACACGCCGGGCCGGTTCAGTTTCAACGTCAAAGGCGGCCGCTGCGAAGCCTGTCAGGGTGACGGTGTACTGAAAGTGGAAATGCACTTCCTGCCGGATGTGTATGTGCCGTGCGACCAGTGTAAAGGCAAACGCTATAACCGCGAAACTCTGGAAGTGAAATACAAAGGGAAAAATATCCACGAAGTGCTGGATATGACTATCGAGGAAGCCCGTGAATTCTTCGATGCCGTCCCGGCGCTGGCGCGTAAATTACAGACCCTGATGGATGTCGGCCTCTCTTATATCCGCCTCGGGCAGTCGGCAACCACCCTCTCCGGCGGTGAAGCGCAGCGGGTGAAACTGGCGAAAGAACTCTCCAAACGCGGCACCGGGCAGACACTCTATATCCTTGATGAGCCGACCACCGGTCTGCACTTTGCAGATATCGAACAGCTGCTGGCAGTACTGCATCAACTGCGCGACCAGGGTAACAGTATTGTGGTTATCGAACACAATCTCGATGTGATTAAAACCGCAGACTGGATTGTGGATTTAGGCCCGGAAGGCGGCAGCGGCGGTGGTGAAATCCTGATCGCCGGTACCCCTGAAGAAGTGGCAGCATGTGAACGCTCACACACTGCCCGCTTCCTGAAGCCGATTCTGAAAAGAGGATATTAATCTTCTCCCGCTTCTGAAAATACCGCAGCGTTTGCTGCGGTATTTTTTTATCCGCTTTCCGTACTGGTGAAATAATAAGCAACCCGTGATAAAATAAAGTATCAGACAACCACCGGAAACAGGAGGCGAACATGGCAAGCGGATGGGCAAGTGATTCTGCTGTTCAGGAGCAGATTGATGCCACACTGGATGATGCGGTCGCCCGGGTGCGCAGCCAGCTGACGACAGGAGAAAGCGCGCTGTTTTGTGAAGAGTGCGGTGAGCCGATCCCGCAGGCGCGGCGTGATGCGATACCCGGAGTGCAGTTGTGTGTGAACTGTCAGGCAGAAGAGGATAAAAAACAGGCCGCATTCAGCGGTTATAACCGGCGCGGCAGTAAAGACAGTCAGTTACGCTGAAACAGGCGCGGAACACAATGATTCCGCGCATCATCATTTCATGACTGAGGATTAACGGCTGACCGCCGCAAAAGCCCGCGCAATCGCATCCACATTATGACGGTTCACCCCCGCCATGCAGACACGCCCGGAACCGACCAGATACACCGCATGCTGCTCACGCAGTGCAGTAACCTGCTCCGGACTGAACCCGGTGTAGCTGAACATCCCGCGCTGATGCAGAAGATGATCGAAGTTTTTCTCCGGTAGTGTGTTTTTCAGTGTATCCACCAGCACTGTCCGCATCTCTGCGATCCGGCTGCGCATGGTGTCCACTTCCGCCAGCCACTGTGCTTTCAGTGCAGTATCATTCAGCACTTCAGAGACCAGTTTTGCCCCGTAAGACGGTGCACTGGAATAGACACGGCGCACACCTGCTTTCAGCTGACCCAGCACCCGCTCTGCTTCCTGCTGTGTCGGGCAGAGGACTGACAGCCCGCCGACACGCTCACCGTACAGTGAGAAAATTTTTGAGAACGAGTTACTGACGAAACACGGTACCTCTGCCGCCGCCATGGCGCGGATAGCATAGGCATCCTCTTCCATACCGCCGCCGAAGCCCTGATAAGCAATATCCAGGAACGGGATCAGCTCCCGCTTTTTCACCACCGCGACAACGTTGTCCCACTGCTCCGGTGTCAGATCGGAACCGGTCGGGTTATGGCAGCACGGATGCAGTAAAATGATGCTTTTTGCCGGTAACGTCTCAAATGTTGCCAGCATCTCATCAAATTTCACACCTTTGGTCTGCGGATCAAAATACGGATAATAATGGGTTTTAAATCCGGCACCGGCAAAGATCGCCTGATGGTTTTCCCATGTCGGATCACTGAGCCAGACATCCGATCCCGGGAAATAACGGTGCAGGAAATCCGCGCCGATCTTCAGCGCACCGGATCCGCCCAGCGTCTGGATCGTCGCCACACGGCCCTGGCGGATAAGCCCGCTGTCATCGCCCAGCAGCAGCGTCTGTACCGCGCTGCGGTAAGGGGAAAAACCTTCCATCGGCAGATACAGGGAGGCTCCGGTATCCTGCGCGTTATAGCGCTGTTTTGCCTGTGTGATGCTGTTCAGTTGCGGAGTCACCCCGGAATCGTCGTAATAGAGGCCAATACTGAGATTGACCTTCTCCTTCCGGGGATCCTGTTTGAAATGCTCAACGAGCGTTAAGATCGGGTCGCCGCCGTAGGCGTCTACATGTTCGAACACAAGCGATACTCCTGATTGTTATTTTTCTCACTATCAGAACATATCGCGTCACATTTTATTCGTCCAGATATTCCATCGCCACGCGGGAGGTCAGCCTGGTGATCAGTTCATAGGCACTGATGCCACTGGCTTCTGCGATTTGCTCCACCGGCAGTGAATCCCCCCATAAAATGACTTCATCACCCGCTTTATCACTGCAATCCGGCCCCAGGTCGATAGTTATCATGTCCATGGAAACACGCCCGGCAATGGGAACACGGCGTCCGTTAATCACCACCGGTGTGCCGGATGGCGCACTGCGCGGATAGCCGTCACCGTAACCAACCGCGATCACCCCCAGACAGGTGTCACGATCACTGATCCAGGTACCGCCGTAACCGACCGCTTCCCATGCTTTATGTTTACGCACAGCAATCAGGCGGGATTTGAGGGTCATCACCGGTTTCAGGCCATAATCACCGGCTTCGGTACCGCTTTTCGGTGACACACCGTACAGAATGATCCCGGGACGAACCCAGTCGAGGTGCGCCTGCGGCCAGTAAAGAATACCGCCGGACGCAGAAATCGATTTTTCCCCCGGTTTACCGGCAGCAAATACCATAAAACGGGTGATTTGTGCTTCTGTCGGTTGTGCGTCATCTTCATCCGCGCGGCTGAAATGGCTGATGATATTCACCGGCTGCTGTACGTTTTTGCATTGGCACAGCCGCTGATAAAACGCTTCCGCTTCTTCCGGACGCACGCCGAGACGGTGCATACCGGTATCAATTTTCATCCAGACTTTCACCGGATCCGATAACTGCGCCTGCTCCAGCGCCACTAACTGCTCTTCAAAATGAACCGCCACTTCCAGACGACTGGCAACAATCACCGGCAAATCCGCCGCATCGAAAAAACCTTCCAGTAAGATGATAGGTTTAACAATACCACCGGCCCGCAACGCATGCGCTTCGCTCAGACGCGCCACCGCAAACGCATCCGCCTCATTGAGTTCACGGGCGATTTCGACTAATCCGTGGCCGTAGGCGTTTGCTTTGACCACCGCAACATGACGGCTGTCCGGTGCCAATTCCCGGATCCGCTGCCAGTTGTGGCGCAGCGCACCACGGTCAATGACGGCTGTTGCCGCTTTCATAGGGGTTCCTTGGTTAGGGGTTTTTGATGTCTTGTTTGTTGTCAGGGTTATTATGCCGTCCGCATTATATTCAGACGGTTTATTCATCGTCATAACTCGGCCCTGCATAGTTATCAAAACGCGACCACTGGCCGTTGAAGGTCAGACGGACGGTTCCGATAGGGCCGTTACGCTGCTTGCCGATAATAATTTCAGCCACGCCTTTCAGATCACTGCTTTCGTGATAAACCTCGTCACGGTAGATAAACATGATAAGGTCAGCATCCTGCTCGATGGAGCCGGATTCACGCAGGTCGGAGTTTACCGGGCGTTTATCGGCACGTTGTTCCAGACTACGGTTCAGCTGGGACAGTGCAACCACCGGCACCTGTAATTCTTTGGCCAGTGCTTTCAGGGAGCGGGAAATCTCAGCGATTTCCAGGGTACGGTTATCAGAGAGGGACGGCACCCGCATTAATTGCAGGTAGTCGATCATAATCAGGCTTAAGCCGCCGTGCTCACGGAAAATCCGCCGTGCGCGGGAGCGGACTTCGGTCGGGGTCAGGCCGGAGGAATCATCAATATACATATTGCGCTTTTCCAGCAGAATCCCCATGGTGCTGGAGATGCGCGCCCAATCCTCATCATCGAGCTGCCCGGTACGGATGCGGGTCTGGTCAACGCGGGAAAGGGAAGCCAGCATACGCATCATGATCTGGTTGCCGGGCATCTCAAGGCTGAAAATCAGCACCGGTTTTTCTTCGGTCATGGCGGCGTTTTCGCACAGGTTCATGGCGAATGTCGTTTTCCCCATGGACGGACGCGCCGCAACAATAATTAAATCAGAAGGTTGCAGACCGGCAGTCTTTTTATCCAGATCCTGATACCCGGACGATACTCCGGTCACCCCGTCATGCGGCTGAGCATAAAGCTTTTCGATCTTCTCGACGGTTTCTTCCAGAATCGCCTCGATCCCTTTCGGCCCTTCATCTTTATTGGCGCGGTTTTCGGCGATCTGGAACACGCGGGACTCTGCCAGATCGAGCAGATCTTCACTGGAACGCCCCTGCGGATCGTAACCGGCATCGGCGATCTCATTGGCGACTGAAATCATGTCGCGGATCACCGCACGTTCACGGACGATATCTGCATAAGCGTTAATATTCGCCGCACTTGGTGTATTTTTCGAGAGTTCCGCCAGGTAGGCAAACCCGCCGACATTTTCCAGCTCTCCGCCGGTTTCCAGTGCTTCGGACAGCGTGATCAGGTCAATCGGCCGTCCCTGCTCGAGCAGGCGCTGCATCTGACTGAAAATCGTCCGGTGCGGGCGGCTGAAAAAATCCTCGCCGGTCACACGTTCAGAGACATTATCCCAACGCTCGTTGTCCAGCATCAGTCCGCCGAGAACGGACTGTTCGGCTTCCAGGGAATGCGGCGGTAATTTCAGCCCTTCCATCTGATGGTCACGGGGTTTGTCGGTCTTGGTGTCCTTGGGATATCTGGCCATGAAACTCTCTTACTTATCAGTGCGTCTGCCGGGGAGAATACCTGCGTCCCTGAACGGGACAGAGCGGGTAGTATAGCCCTCCTTTACCGCTGATTGCACGAAGCTTGAGTAATTTTCAGTGACATGCAATTATGCCAAATACAATAAATCATATGATTAACTGTCCCGCTTACTGTTTCTGCGCTGTCTGCAGGTAAGTGGCCACTCTTTTTTTCCGAATGAGGTTCCCTCCATGGCTAAACGTATTGAATTTGATGCACCCGGCGGCACCGATGTACTGGTTTATCGTGACTTTACGCCGGCAGACCCGGCGCCGGGTGAAGTTCAGGTGGAAAACAAAGCAATCGGCGTGAACTATATTGATACCTATTTCCGCAGCGGCCTGTACCCTGCGCCGGTATCCCCTTCCGGTGTCGGCTCTGAAGCCGCCGGTGTGGTGGTAAAAACCGGTGCAAACGTAAAACACATTAAAGTCGGTGACCGCGTGGTCTACGGGCAGTCTCCGCTGGGTGCGTACAGTGAAATCCATAACGTGCCGGAAGAAAAGCTCGCCATTCTGCCGGACGGTATCAGCTTTGAAACCGCTGCCGCCTGCTTTATGAAAGGTCTGACCGCGTTTTATCTGCTGCGCAAAACTTATGAGGTAAAAGCCGGGGAAGTCTTCCTGTTCCACGCCGCTGCCGGTGGTGTCGGACAAATCGCCTGCCAGTGGGCCAAAGCGCTGGGCGCGAAGATGATAGGTACCGTGGGTTCTGATGAAAAGGCGCAGAAAGCCAAAGCCGCCGGCGCCTGGGAAACCATCAACTACAATAAAGAAGACATTGTTGAGCGGGTGCTGGCACTCACTGACGGTGAAAAAGTCGGTGTGGTGTATGACTCTGTCGGCAAAGACACCTGGCTGCCGTCACTGGACTGCCTGAAGCGCCGCGGCCTGATGGTCAGCTACGGCAATGCCTCCGGCCCGGTCACCGGTGTTGATCTGGGGATTTTAAATAAGAAAGGCTCACTGTATGTGACCCGCCCTTCTGTCTTTGGTTACATCACCAACCGCGAAGAGCTTAACGAAGCCAGCAAAGCAATTTTTGATCTGATCCTGAGCGGTAAACTGACTATTTCTATACCTGCGGATCAGGTTTATCCGCTGAAAGATGCTGCCCTGGCACACAAACGCCTGGAAGGCCGTGCGACAACCGGATCCAGCATCTTAATTCCTTAAGATATATATTATTTAATTAACAATAAAAACCCTCGTTATTAAATGAGGGTTTTTATTAATAAATACTCCTAATTCATGTTAAATTTATATATTTATTTTTATTGATTGTTTAACGCCGGATATTTATCATTATTTTTCAATCACAGAAAAAGGAATATTTATGAATAATACGGAAATAAATCATCTTGTTGATTTTATCTATCAGGATGGCAGAATCACAAACGCTGAATTTCAGATGATTCGTGATGAAGCGGATAACCGCTTTGATGTTCTTCTTGAATGTTACGGTAAAAATAACAGCTTATCTGCATTTCAAAAATCTGCAGATGTCACTGTACAATTAATGCAGGAAAGCTTTTTTATTCTGAAAAAGAAAGCTGAAACACCAGAACAGAAAGACGAAATCAAAGCTGCATTTAATGCACAAATCAGTTATATCATCGCATGTTATAACCGTTTCTTTGATTCATTATAATTAAGAAAAATGAACTCTCTGTTCCGGGAGTTCATTATTCATATGATAATTATTCAGCTATATTCTTTCGGGTAACAAACGCCAGTGCTGCTTCAATCACCCGCAGATCTGCCCCGGCTTTATGGGCATTTTCACTCAGATGACGCCGCCACTGACGCGCCCCCGGAATGCCCTGGAAAATGCCCAGCATATGGCGGGTAATGTGACCGAGATATGTTCCTTTCGCCATCTCAGCTTCAATATACGGATACATCGCTTCCACAGCAGCGACCGTATCTGTCACCGGCAGGGTAGTATCAAACAGCGCATTATCGACCAGTGCCAGAATTGACGGGTTCTGATATGCCTCACGCCCGATCATCACGCCGTCCATATACTGCAGATGGGTTTTCGCCTCTTCTAATGTTTTAATACCGCCGTTAAGCGCCATGGTCAGGTGCGGAAAATCTTTTTTCAGCTGATACACGCGCGGATAATCCAGCGGCGGAATCTCCCGGTTCTCTTTCGGACTCAGGCCGGAGAGCCAGGCTTTACGGCCATGAATAATAAACATCTCACAACCGCCGCGATCCGCCACCGTGCCGACAAAATCACATAAAAACTCGTAACTGTCCTGATCATCAATCCCGATCCGGGTTTTAACCGTGACAGGAATATCCGTCACATCCCGCATTGCTGCGACACAATCCGCCACCAGAGAGGCGTTGCCCATCAGACAGGCACCGAACATTCCGTTCTGCACACGGTCAGACGGACAGCCGACATTCAGGTTGATTTCATCATAACCGCGTTCGTGTGCGATTTTCGCACACTGCGCCAGTGCCGCCGGGTCACTGCCGCCGAGCTGCAATGCAACCGGGTGCTCCGCCTCGTTATACGCCAGATAATCCCCTTTTCCGAACAGAATCGCCCCTGTTGTCACCATTTCAGTATACAGCAGCGCGTGGCGGCTGAGCTTACGGTGAAAATAACGGCAATGGCGATCAGTCCAGTCCAGCATCGGTGCAACGGAAAACCGGTTAAGGTTCTTATAGCCGCTCACAGCACGTAATTGCTGGGTTTCAGTGGTTTTTTCTGTTGGCGTATTTTGGTGCATTTTAGGTCTTTTTAGTGTATTTTTTCTTTATTGGCACCCCTACCAGCACCCCTGGTATTTGGGGACCTGAATAAAGGAACATATAACTGATGGCCTATTATAGCATAGAGAAACGGCAACGCGCTGATGGTTCATATCGGTACCGGTGTACGGTAGGTGTAAAAGAAAAAGGTAAATACATTTACAGAGAAAACCGGACATTCACAAAGCAGGCCCATGCGAAAACATGGGGCACACGCCGGGTTATTGAATTAGAGCAGCACGGCATTCCTAACCCTGACGATGTCACAAAACTCACAGTACGGGATCTGATTTTTAAATATATCAATGACCCCAAAATGGGTGGCAAAGCTGGCCGTACCAAAAAGTACGTGCTGAATATGCTTTTTGATTCAGAACTGGCTGCGCTGTCTCTCCCTGAGTTATCTGTTAATCATGTAATAGAACATTGCCGGGCACGCTCTGCGGCCGGTGCATCTCCATCGACAATAAACCACGATGTAAGCTATCTCACTTCTGTATTGCGATCAGCTAAACCTGTTTATGGTATTGAGTACACAGATTGCCCTTCTCACGAAGCGAGACCACAGCTCCTGCAAATGGGGCTGATCGGAAAATCACAGCGCCGCAGTCGGCGACCGCAGAATGATGAATTATCTCTGCTGAAAGAAGGACTGAAGGCCCGCAGTGAGCACCGGGAAGGAAAAATACCCTTTGTCGATATTCTCGACTTTTCTATACTGAGCTGCATGCGGATCGGGGAGGTATGCAAAATTTTGTGGTCTGATGTGGATGAAAAAAACCGCAGCGTACTGGTAAGAGACAGAAAAGATCCGCGCAAAAAAACCGGTAACCATATGTCCGTTCCGCTGCTTGGCGATGCCTGGACGATACTGCAACGGCAACCACGAACAGATGAAAGAGTGTTTCCGTATAACCCTAAATCGGTATCTGCGGGTTTCCAGCGGGTTCGTAATGCATTAGGTATTGAGGATTTGCGCTATCACGATTTACGCCGTGAGGGTGCCAGTCGGTTATTTGAAGCGGGATTCAGTATTGAGGAAGTGGCCCAGGTAACAGGGCACAGATCACTGAATGTGCTGTGGCAGGTTTATACTGAGCTTTACCCACAATCATTGCATGAGAAATTTCTCAAACTAACCAGAAAATAAAAAGCATGGGTTACCCCATGCTTTCTTATTTAGCAACGAACCAAGAAGGCCCATGCCTGATACCCGTATGCATGCGCATCGAGCATCTTGCCTGATTTACCCCGAACCTTGCGGTAGCGACAGAAAATCCAGCGGAACCCTTTTGGGGCTGCTTTTTTTACGATAGAACGTAACGCCATCCATAAAACACCTCCTTACCGAGAGAGATTTTTCTTGAATAAGCCCTCCTGAGGTGTTAATTTCAGGTTGCTACGAGATATTCAAGCGGTGATACTCTACGGATTATCACCTTTAGAGGCCCTTACTATGGCTGCAACCTAGTAGGGGTTTTTTAATACCTTTAACTGATACCTGGCTGCCTCAATTGAGACACCACAGGTTAAAGCAAGTTGTTCAGGTTCCATGTGTATTAATGATGCCGAGAATGATGCTGGTACCAATAATTCACCACTAAAGCACTTCGCTTGCCATTCACTACTCTCATATGGCTTAACATCAACCCCAGGTAATGACCTAGCAAATGCTATATTTTTGTGTAAAAGGAGATGACCTAATTCATGAGCGGCCGTCATCCTGTCACGACCATTGCCTTCAAGCGCACCATGATAAACATCCTCACGCAAAATAATTCTGTTTTCCTGCGGAAATGTTAATCCATGCGTCCCTTCCATATCCTCTTGGCTTCCCACCACAAATTCATATCCATCTAGTAATTTTGGTAGCGCTAATTCCAACACCTCCATTATTGGAAAATAAACACTAGAGATCCTTAGTACTTCTCTTAGTGTCTTCGCACCATCCCTAATCGAACTTCGACTTTGTGGAGGTACACGATAATCCTGTCCACTCAAAAGTCACCACCTTCTATTATTTGTATTTATTTAAAATATTATTCAATTGCGTTAAATCTTCTTCACTTAATTCATCAAAACTACGTGCAAACGCGATAGCTGTATCACGAGCGGTGCCATCTCTACCAGACAAGCCAATCTCCACTGATTGTTGAGATTCTAGAGCCGCATCCATTAATTCTTGTTTTTTTCCATTATCAGCGCCAAAAAAATCTATGACACTATTTAAAATAGGCTGTGTTACGGCTCTTTTTCCAGTTTCAATCGCTGAAAGGTAAGAGGATGTCATGCCGATAGCATCAGCCATACTCTTCAGAGTTATGCCTAGATCTATGCGCATTTTCCTTACTGTCTTACCGAACGGCGTTAACATTGTGTACTCCTTAGCTTAAAACGGCCGAAAGATTTCGGCTCAGCGTCAATATAAACATCCAGTGAAAATAAATCAACATTTTTTGTTTATTTTTTTCCTTTCAGTGTTCATTGTCTGACTCCGCATCACAGGGTGTCATGGGTCGTAAGTGTCAAGATAGTTGTCACCCTTTGTTAATTTAAGCAGCCTGTTTTCCCGTTCTGGATTCAGGATCACTGTGATTTTCCGCTGCCAGTCCCGTGTCTTACTTGACCACAGCTCCGGACGGTTGGCTTTTGCTATTTATACTGCATCACGCTGTACCAGCGGCACGATATCATCCCATCTGTGCTGCTACGCGGATGGCTGTCGTTGTACCAGCGGGTAAATTTCCGAGCTTCTGTCAACCTCTTAAAGCCTGATGACGGCCACTCCCCTGTCTTTTTATCTGCTCCGAGCTCGAGTTTCCCTTCTGATTTAGCCTGGCTTGGCCAGTTATAGAGCGTAGCTTCGGATATTTCTTCAGCTTGTGCAACTGCGGAAACCGTCATGTTGTAAGACCGTAGTATTCTAGCCAGTACCGCTGATTTTCGTTCAGGTGAAATACGTTTCATGTGTCATTCCGCGCCCTTGGATTAATTTTCAGAGTGGGTGGTAATTATCCTGACACTGAAGCACAACAAAAAATTTTTCCCAGCTTTCATTTCTATACGATAGAGATTAAAATTCAAAAAATAAATTTATATAGTGATACATGATATGCCAACAGATAGAGAAAGATTAATAAAACAATGCGCAGCTAAAGTGGCTACATTTTCCAGTTATTTACACATGCTATCCAGATTAAATTTAAATGATGCTGCTATCATTGCAGAAAGTAACATGTTAGATATAGTTAATTTTGTGTTTGATATGGAGTTTACTGATTTAAATAAAAAAAACAATAATTCACCAGGTATAGATTATTTAGATGAGAAGAGAGATACAGGAATGCAGGTAACAAGAGATGCAAGCTACACAAAAATAAAACATTCCATAAATATAATTTCAAATTCAAGACCAAACTTAAATGCAGTTTGGTTTCTTTTTTTAATAAATAGACCATACCAACCACGAATGAGCTCATATAATGGAATAAGGATAGAATCAATAACACTAAGTGACATTCTCATTAAAATAAACACCTTTCCTAATAGGAGATTAATTCATGTACATTCATTACTTAAAGAATTATCGATAGATAGTTACCAGTATGTAGGAGAAATAATAAAAACGCCAATAATACCAGAAAATATCAATAAATTTCATGCTATCACAGAAAAATTGTTGCAAAAAAGGTATTTATCAATAAATCCAAATTTTTCCTATGAAATAAATTACGAAGATTTATTTAATTCACTAAACAGCTTTATAATGCGTTTACAAAAAATATCACAACCTATGCGTGAATTTATTGCAGAAATAATAATACTATCAGATCAAAACACATCAACATCTCATGCAAAAAAAATCACCGTTCAAATTGAAAATCTATTTTTTAGTTTATCCGAGTATCATCAGGGTAACATCGAACACTATATTAACTATCTTAAACAAATAAATATATTATATACTGAAGATGAGATCTTAGGGGTTGATGAATCAAAAAGCAATGAAATAGACACTTATCTTAAATATAATAGGTTCATAACGGTCTCATATCCTGATTATAATTTAGATATTGACATGTTTATCGCATTAAAACATTATTTTAATGCACTAGGATATGAACAAAAAATAAGAGATGCTATTATATATTTAGATTTTACTTTACTTGGAAAGTAAAGCATCATTATCTGGATTTCTCCGAAATCAATCCCTGACCGAACGGGATTGATTTCCTCGTTTTAAATTATCATTTCTGGTCACTCCTCCCGCTCAGCCAACTCCTGCGCCATCTGCTCGGACAACTCCCGCTGCTTCACATTCCACACAGAGCCTTGCGGCATTTCGACACGAACATCGAGACGGGTTGATTCCGGCAGGTCACACGGTTCGCCGTCCTGATAGAAGATACGCTCACCTTCCGGGGTGACCTCTTTCAGCCGCCAGTTCTGGAAACGTTCCGGCAAATGCGCATGCTGACGGTGACAAGTTTCAATAATCAGGCTACCGTCACTCTGCACCCTGTCATCGACATAAACCAGCTCAAGGTCGTTATTGTCTTTCGGTACCGAAATACCACCGTTTATGCCCCAGGCACCATCTGAATTATAACCGAGTATACCGGTAATGTGATACTGGCCGGTGCCGATGCGGCTGACTTCAGCGCCTTCTGATTCGTCGTTGGTTTCGTAATGGTCATCAGGGTGGATTTCGATAATCGGGGAAGCTTTCTTAATGAACCCGTTACTGTCTGTGGTGGTATTTCTGCTGGTCCACAGGGTATGTGCATACGCGTTATTTTCATTCCCGCCAACAACCTTAACACTTCCTCCTGTATAGGATACCGCGATCGATGTATACGTATTACTTGCACAAAAATAAGCCACCGCCGAATATGCATCACTCATGGAGGTGGTTATTGTATTAGAAAATACCGAGGTAGGCGTAGCTGGTGCGCGCATATAATTATACATGTCCGGCTCAGCCCGTGAAAACTGATGACCAGAACCACCGAACCCGAATGCTCCCACCTCCATTAGATTGCCACTACCAGTGCCTGCATCCTTACCAGCTGCACTTCCAAGCGCATCTGTATTTGCTTTTTTACTCAGCGCATCACTTACCGCTTTCTCGTGTGGCACTTTAGTTGTTGATGCCCCGACTGATGCTGAGAGTTGCACAATCCCTTTTTGGGTCGTTGTTGCATCTTTAGGTTCAGGGATTTTAATATTATCTACTTTTTCGTCTATTTTCTTAATCGCTTCATTCAGCGCTTTAATGCTATCCAGCGTCACCTTTTGTCCATTCGGCAACTCAATTTCCACCTGGCCGGTGTCCGTCATCCACTGCTGCATTGCCTGGAGAAAATAAACGATATAGCCCTGATTGGCTGACATGGTGCGGGCCGCATCTGAAATGCCATCCGGGACTGTGGTGGCAATGGAGTATTTCGCACCGCTGAGCGTTACCGGGGCATTGAATGCCAACACCAGTTCGGTATCACTGTTTACCGCGCGGATCATCATACTGACTGGTGCTGTGCCGTTCTCGATGCTGATAAGCTGGCCCGGGGCAACACCGTGAATATTCTTTTTCCACTGTGTGCCGGTACCGGTTACGATCGGTGAACCGGCTTTAATGGCTATGGTGCCGTCTGTATAAATCATGGGGTTTCCTTAAATTTCAGGCATAAAAAAACCGCCGGAGCGGTTATCCATACTTATTCTTTTGGTTGATTAAAAATACCGGTCGCCATCAAGACAGTGCATATTGAAGACACCATTAATGACGCCATAGCCACCGTTCGCAATACCCTGGTAACCCATCGCCACTTCACCGAAAGACACAACATCGTACCTGTTACCTGATATCTTCAACCCGCAGGCATTCAAAAAGTATGACTCTTTGATAATTTCCCGGATATAACTGCCATAAGTGCCTATGTTGTATATCGGACGGGCATATTTAGAGTACCCTCCTTTGTTGCCGTCAAGAACCTGACCACCGAGCATTGGTGCATACCTTGTGTTATAAGTGACCTGTCCCCTGCTGTTATAGATCTCAACTCCCCATCCACTCATTTTTGACAAATTAGGCTGATGGTCAAAGACTGCAACCTGCAGTGTGGTTTCACGATCTGCCCTTATTGATCCCCCCATTCTTGTTAAAATGGCTTCCCCGGACTTTGGCCTGGCGTATGTAGAGTAACGATATTCATCACCAATATTGATTCCCGGTACCGATATTCCCGCATATCTTGGCGCATATACTTCACCAGCCCAGACGCAGTATCCGGTTTTGGTAAAATCTGACAGCGTGGTTACCCCATTCATTCCCATCAACTGAATTCCATATACATTATCTGCGGCTGTGCGTTTAGGGGTGCCAAACACATCAAATGCAAAATATTCCTGGTATGGGTCATCCCAGACATGATAAACCTGACTACCCTTCGGGGCAGCATACAGCCCGCCATCTGCAAGCCACGCCTTATCTATCCAGTTTGGCCACGCACCAGTTAAACCCGGTATATAACCACTTTGAGTTCCTTTTTTAACCACCAGAAAGGCATCATAGTTTCCAATGCCGGGAACAGGCGTGTAATAGGCCCGCTTATCTTTGTTATAAACCCACTCATCTTTAGGAAAAGGAATATCAAGCCGCCCCAACATCAGGCGAACATGCTTTAATTTGGTCAGCATCTGGCAATCAGAATCATCCAGCTGAAATGGTTTTCCGCCATTCTGTGGATTTACGTATAATCCGTATGACATTACAGTTTCCCCAGCTTCACCCGCAGTACATTGCCGGTATCATAAACCGAGATTGTCTGGTTATTAATTTCCATCCGACCACCAGATGCAGCACTGCGGACATCCAGAGTCCCGCGGAATATCGCGCTGTTAAATTCGGCATTTCCGGTTTTTGCATCAATCAGAAATCCGGCTTTACCCGGCGCGTAGTTCTCCGACTGCATTTTATCAGTGACAACCACGCTGTTGAGCCATGCCTGATTAATGAACGCCTCACGCATAAACACCTGACCGTCTTTCATGTACATAAACAGATCCATGGATTTATTTACAGGGTTATAAAATGCAAACTGCTGGGCGCTGAACCCGATAAGCGTGTTTACCTGTCCGCCCTTCAGTTCGGCCCCGATAACCATGCCGGCGGAATAGTCCTCACCGTTGTAATGAATGCGGACTTTCATATCATGAACCACCGATGCCTGACCGGATGCCATATCCCACTGCGCCCGGATGGAGTTCTGCGCCATGGCGAAACTGTCGTCTGCAGTCACCTTCACCGCGTCGATTTTCTCGGCCAGCGCCGTGGTTTCCGTGACCGTGTAGTTGCGAACTTCGATAATTTCCGCTTTCATCGCGCCGTTTTCACGCTGCCAGTAATTCCACTGGCCGTAAGCGTTGTTGGCGTTGTTGATGATGGCTTCGAAATTGTCTTCAGCCTGTGACTGCAGGTCTTTGATGATGGCTGAGTCTTCGAGCTCTTTTTGCACAGCGTCGAGGATTTCATCAGCATTACTTTCCGGAATACCACTGGCCTCAACAAATATCGATTTTCCGACCACATTTACGCTGCGGACATACACATAATAGCGGTGACCTGCTTTCATATTACGGCCCTGCACAATCCACATGGTGCCGTTACCCAGATAAGCGCCCACAGATTCAACATCGCGGATATCGGCTATCTGTTTATCTGAAAACCAAAACTCATATTGCGCCCGCAGGCTGTTCTGTCCGCCGGAACGGGGAACAATCCCGAGGCTGAAATAGCCGGGTTCAACATCAATATAAGACGGCGGCAGCGGCGGATTGACGGAGAATGATGTGCTGGCCGGTTCCCCTTTCTGCCCCCGGTCATTCTGCGGCGTGACTGTCAGCACATAATTACCCTGCGGCATACCACTGAACCGGTAAAACGATTCTTTTGTTACCGCCGTTCCGGCAACACGATCACCGATGGTCAGCTTCAGCAGGTATTCAACACCGCGCAGAGCATAGGGTGAGTTCCATGATGCTGCGGCCTGCCATGCCTCATTATCGCTGCTGATTTCCACAGTAAGATTTTCAACCGGGGGAATAAAACCACCGAGCGGCGTATCCGGCTTCGGCTCAAATACCGCACCTTTATCTACAATGGCTTCTTTTTCCGGCGCATGCTGAACAGCAGTAACAGTAAATGTGCCGTCACTGTTATCAGCCAGAGATACCGCACGGAATAACCGGCGGCGCAATGACGGCAGGGAGAGCGTCCAGACAGAATGCTGTGGTATACCTTCCGGCATCACATCAAGAGTGATCTGATTCGTCGCCGGATAGCCGGTCACTTTGATGGTTTTCGGCAGGCCGGAACCATCGGTGACAATAACGTACGCATCACCTTTGGCGGGTTTTTCGATGTTACGATCAAGCAACAGTATTTTATTTTCCGGGTGAACAGACAAAATGCGGCCGCCGATCTGCATATCCACCCAGTCGTTATCCGCTATCTCAAAAATATCGCCGGGCGTATGACGTAATCCTTCCGCACCAATTCTGAATTCAACCGTCTGCGTTTCGAGTTTTTCTGTCGTCAGGATCCACAATCCGTGCCGGTGAGCCTGCCCGCGACTGGTGCAGCCGAAGGCATCCACTCGCAGTACATTCCGGCCGTTCTGTGCCACAGAGACATCATCAGACACCTGCTCCACACTGGTTTTCCAGCCGTTATCAGGATCAATAAAGCGAACCTCGACCACGTTATGACGCGCCTTTACAGGGCTGAAGCTGTATTCAAACACTCCGTCAGCAACGTTAGCGTTAGTATACGGCCACACGGAATCAGACGGGCGGTCCTGTACAAACGTCAGAACCTGACCGTTCCACACCGGCATAATCCGCATCGAGGAACACAGCTCACTGATTACATCATAGGCTTTACGCAGGTCGGTAATATAAGCATTACAGCGGACACGTGGCTCTTTCCCCCCGAAACCGTCATCCACTTCCTGATCGCAGTACTGTCCGATCATATACAACGCAAATTTATCCACTTCGGCGATTTTCAGGCGCTGCCCCATGCCATAGCGCGGATGTGTCAGCAGATCCCACAGCACCCACGCCGGGTTATCCGACCACGCCGGTTTAAATGTACCGTCCCATATTCCGGAGTACACCCTGGTATCCGGATTATAGTTACCCGGGACCTGAATAATACGACCTCTGATAAGGTAGTTACGGCGCGGGAATTTATTGCCGAACTGCTCACTTTCAAACGTCAGTCCGGCGACCGCCGATCCCGGGTAAGTCTGGTTAATGTCGATCAACTCGGAATAGCTCGACCAGACCGTATTGTTCTGAATCTTATCCGTGGTGCTGTCCGGTGTTAACCGGCGCATCCTGACGCTGAATGGTGACGGAGGCAGGTTATCCAGTATGACCGCCATAAGGTAAGGGGAGTTGCTGCGCTTGCCGGTGATGGTGACCACTTTTTCCGTGGACCATATACTGCCGCGCTGGATCTGAATTTCCAGTTGCACCGATGTCGGTACCCTATCGCCGTTGTCTTTGGATTCAACCAGAGACTGCGTCCCGAACGTCAGCCGCAAACGGTCGATATACGGCGAAGTGATTGTCCTGGTAACCGGGGCATTGTATTTTACCTCGATACCGACCGGCTCCTCATTAGCTGATGACGTAAAGCCATACAGCCCGGGCTGCTCCAGTGTTCCGGCGCGCCATTGTGCTGTCATGCCGTTCACTGTACTGTTTCCTGACCCGTCAATAACCGGAGTATCATCCAGATACACACAGGATAAATCATTCACCACATTATTGATTTCTTCCGGTCCTTCAATCGGTCCCTCACTGATCAGATCAATCAGGGATATTTTCTGCCGTGAGCTTAAATCATTCGGTGCCTCATAAGGAGTGCTCTGCCCGCCGCCGCCCTTTCCCATCTGTTACCTCGCTTACCCGCCGTGTTTACCCGCATCAATATTGGTACCGTCACTGTCATCCATAATCTCAATCGACTGTGAGATCACCCTGGAACCGCACATAATCCGCCCGTAGGCCACCGGTACAGCCACACCCTGTGCAACTGTATTTTCCAGGTTACTGAAGTAGGTATTCCCTTTTTCTTCCTCACCCCGTGACATATCAGGCTGTTTCGCCACCGGTGTCAGCATCTGAGCAACACCGCCCAGCATCATGGCCGCACCGGCCGACATCAGCGCACTGCCGACAGCCCATCCACCGGGGTTCCACCATCCGAGCCCCAGCACAGCAGCACCAGCGATAAACTGAAAAACCCCGCCGTTTTTTGCCCCTTCGATACGCGGGACAATATGAATGATCGCATTCCGGGGCAGTCGTTCATTAAATCTCCGGTGAATTTCATCCGGGGAAACATCACTGCCGGCGATCCGTATCTGGTACCAGCCGTCACGGATGCGTTGTCGCAATTGCGGGATCTGGAGCAAAAGTGCATGAATACCTTCAGAAGCCGTTCCGACACTCAGATCAAAGCGGCGTCCAAATCGTTGCAAATCCCCGTAAAGCCGGAAAGTTGCCAGTGGCGGTAACGCCAGATCGAGTGAGTCATTCGTTGCCATCGTGAGTTATATGCCTCGCGCTTACTGAGTTGGTTAGGTATGTGATGTAGAATGGTCTGTGCGCCAAGATAAACAGCGGCATGGTTTGCCCGGGAACTGGCGTAACAGAACAGGATCACATCACCCGGCTGAATATCTTTTTTCACCCGGACAAAGCCGTTGTTCTCCATATTGTCCAGGTAGAGTTCTTCACCGTGCCGCCACCAGTCATCATGCCGCTCAAAGTCAGGCAGACTGATGCCGGCCAGGTGATATGCGTCCCGGAACAGGCTGTAACAGTCTGTGACACCATGAACAAACTGCCTGCCCAGCAAAGCCGGTACCGGTTCATACCGGTGAATTTGTCCGTCACAAACCAGCAGCCACGGCAACCCGCTGTTTATCTGCATTGTTCTGTCTGCGCTGCTCAGATACGGCTGGCCGCCGGGATGACTGTGAACCACGGCAACAACCTCGCCCCGATCACCGGCACGGATAAAATCATCAAACGCGACAGTAAAATGGTGTTCCGGATCCGGGGACTGATTCCGGCACGGCAGGTACTTCTCACCCTGCTCATTACGGATAATCAGGCCACACGATTCCCGGGGCGCATCCGCCTGAGCGTGCGCCAGAATGGCTTGTTTAATCATAGAAATCCTCTGAGGTGTTATCTGCTGAGGCGGGAAGTCGATACAAATGCCCCGATTCGTGACTGGTTGTTGCGGAGTTTGCAGTCAGGGAGCCGCTTGCCGCACTTGTCCTTTGCCGGATCGCTGGTCGGCTTGCCCCATTCATCAGCAACCGGCGGTCCGGTATAACCACATTCTGAAGACCGGTACCCCCACGGACACACATCCGATAAAATAACCCGGCACGGCAGCATTGCGCCGTCTGTTTCACTGGGCGCAGCCAGCATGAAAGAGGCTGTTTTATTATTCAGACTGGTGACCTGTTCAATCACCCAGCGGCTGATAATTTCCTGTGACGGATCAGCATCCGGGTTTCCGCCCTCAAAGTTATCTGCATCGAGGAACCGGGATTTAACCACCCTGCGGATCACGTAACCACCACCGGCCCCATCCAGCTGACTGACAATACCGGTGATCAGGCCGAACAGGTTGGACAGTGTAATCGTCGGTCGTCCTGACGGGCCTTTACCGCTGTAGGTGAAACCCTCTCCGCTGACGGGATAGGGATCATAAACCTGCTTTTGCCAGATAAGCGGCTTTCGCTGACTGTTCATGCCGTTATAAAACCGGTACCGGATGCCGCCGATATGAGTGAGGTCGATTTCAAACAGTTCGATTTCAGGGTCGGAAGCCAGCTCAGTAACCGCAATCCGCATTTCCGGAGAGATATTTTGCATTGCGCCTCCCGCTACTGTAACCGGGTAATCTGTGAATTATTTCCCGTTACCGGATAAAGCAGCCGCATCTGCCCTTTAACATCAAATGCAGCCATACACCGGGCATCAAAATCCTTATAGTCAGCTGAGCTGTTGGCGATATTGGTTACTGCCACCATTTGTTCTTCAACTTTTCGTAAGGCATCTGCCTTGAGGTACTGATGAATTTTTTCACGCGCTGACCGGTTTTCTTTTACCGATTCGTAGACATAGTCAGGCAATGCAACGCCGTATACCCACTTCGCCGTGATCATCCCGAAGAGTGACGGACACCCGCCGACATGACCAAAGTAAGGAACACCGGCCATTTTTGACAGTGCGCGATAGTAGGGCTCCTGAAAGCGCTTTTCCCACTCAGTGGCGTCTTTGTATGTCAGCAGGCCTATAACCTGCTCTTCCGTCAGTGTCATATTCTGCGCCATCAGCATATTTTTTATATGCCGGTCACAGGCGCGGGCGAATTTTGGTGATAACCAGCGGGCAAACTCAATGACCAGTTCCGGGTGAATCCAGGTGCCGCCATTACGCCCCCTCTCCACACGTACTAAAAGGTGAGAAATCTCACCTTTTAAATTTATAGCTTCAATATCAAGCTCCTGACCAATTTCTTTTGCATATTCTTTTGTTGAATCCAGTCGCAGCCAATCAAGAGCTCTTTTATCAAAATATTTTGCTGCCACTGTTGCATTCACCCAGCAATCACCATTAAACGGGATCAGGGATTCGTCATACTTCATGGGTATGATTTTAATCATGATGCTTTCCTTATTTAGGTAATGAACCTTTGCCACATAGGAGATCAGCCCATCGAAGCAGCATCAGCTATAGCTGATCCCCTCAAAGGCTCATTCCTAAATATCGGCTCGATGTTTAAAAGCGTGTGTGCATGTGGTGCACAGGTGGGTAAAACTGAATTTCAGGTATAAAAAACCCGCCGGAGCG